CCAAAGAGGGGCCTCCTAAGAAAAGGCCCCTCACCCATTCCACAAGGAGGAACACTATGAACCGCATCCACCCGACAACCTGGAACGAGAAGCCCGGAACAAACTCTTACGCTGATGGCATCGCACAGATGCTCATCGGCTCCACGATCAAGGGCCACGTTTTCGCCAAGCACGCGCCGCTCATGATCAAATGCGCTTTTGAGAATATCCGCCGCCTTGACAAGAACGAGGGCTAATCCAATGACCACCTTCCAAATCGGCAAGACCTACACCACACGCTCCGCTTGCGATTATGATACCATCTTCGCTTGGACCGTCACCGCCCGCACCGCCAAGCGGCTCACCCTTGAAGACCGCCACGGCAACACCACCAAGCGCGGTATCTATCTTTGGAACGGTATCGAGCATTGCAAGCCCGCCGGAACCTTCTCCATGTGCCCCGTCATCAATGCCGAGAGGGGGGAATGACCCATGATCGTCACCCCTCTCCAAGTTCCCGATCATCTCCGCGCCCAAGATCACGAGGAAATCATCGAGAATCACGCCGCACTTGACATGGCATTCGATGACCTTCTCGATGCACTCCAAGCTGCATATCCAAATGGACGTCACTTCTCGACCAATGCCCGCCGAGCACTTGCCTATCAAGCGCATTTCCAGCGCATCAAGATGATCACAGAAATCCGCAATGATTTCCTAGAAGTTGCTTTTAGAGTGGATCAAAAATGACCCTCGGAGGCCGCCCCAACAAACACCCGTGGCGCACCATCCGCATCGGGGAATCCTTCTTTGCCCCAGGCCGCACATCATCCTCACTCCAAGGTGACGCGCGCAAATACCATAGCCACCTCCGATTCACCTGCCGCAAGGTCATAATTCGAGGCGTGACAGGCATCAAAGTAACACGTATACAATAACCCCCGGACACTCCTCCATGTGCCCCATATCAACCCGCCCTTGTGGCGGGTTTTTCTTTGCGCTATATTGACCCAATGACACCCAACGAACTAATCCAATGGCGCACCTCCATTGCCCTATCCAAGCGGCAAGCCGCCGAAGCACTCGGCCTCGCCCGCAATACCTTCCGCGCCTACGAGACCGGCAAGCAGCCCATCCCGCGATACATCGAGCTTGCCGTTAGGTCATTATCTTCATTGAAAAATCATTCCGCATCCGAAACATTTAGCGGCACTAAAAAGGCAAGCAATGCTGACCTATAAGCTCATCCCTACAGCTGACCTCATTCCATATGCCCGCAACAGCCGAACCCATTCTGAGGCCCAGGTCACCAAGATCGCATCCTCGATCAAGGAATTTGGATTCATCAATCCCGTCGTGACAGACGGCAAGAACGGCATCGTGGCGGGTCACGGGCGCGTCATGGCGGCTCAGAAGCTGGGTCTGAAAGAAGTCCCCTGCGTAGAGGCAAGACACCTCACCGAGGCCCAGAAGCGGGCCTATGTGATCGCGGACAACCGCATGGCGCTCGATGCTGGGTGGGATGTAGACCTTTTGAAAGTCGAGCTTGGCGACTTGCAGGGAATGGATTTTGACCTATCCCTTACCGGCTTCGATCCCGGCGAACTTAAGAACTTCCTCGCGGAAAAGACCGAGGGCCTGACCGATCCAGACGCGGTGCCGGAAACGCCAGCCAATCCGGTGACGATTGCGGGCGATGTCTGGGTGATGGGAAAGCACCGGCTGATGTGCGGGGATAGCACAAGCATTGACGCGGTGGACAGGCTGATGGATGGGCAGAAGGCTCAGACGTTTTTCACTGACCCGCCATATGGCGACAATGTTGGAGGACTTCAGCAAAAATCGGCCGCCGAGCGTGAGCCGGGGAAAGGTTTGGTGAAGCGCGTTTCTTTCATCGCTAACGACAAAGAAATCGACTGGTTGGAAGAAGTCTTTAATTTGGTGCCAACTTTCCTGGAAGCCGACAACACCAAAATGGTATTTTTCAAATGGGACAGGCTTGAACAGATCAAGTCGATGGCGGCAGTTTTTGGCGAGCCATCTGCTCTTTGTGTTTGGGACCGAGTTCGCAAGGCGTCTGCTTTTTTCAGGTTTCAGCCTCAGCATGAGCTTTGCCTGCACTGGGGTAACCAAGCCGACAAGAAGGAGCCAGCTGACCTATCAAATGTTTGGCGTGTCCCGAAAGAGTTGGAATTTAAGGATCTGCACCCAACCGTCAAGCCGATTGCCATCATCGAGCCTGCTTTGCGAGTGACAACAGAAAAGGGGAAGCGCGTTCTGGATCTGTTTGGAGGTTCTGGCACAACGTTGATCGCGGCGGAATCTTCTGGCCGAATTGCGCACTTGATGGAACTCGACCCCAAATATTGCGATGTCATCGTCAAACGCTGGCAAGACTTTACCGGCCAGAAGGCTATTCTCGAATCCACCGGCCAGACCTTCGATGATGTCGCATCCAATCGCTACGATTGGAAGAAGGACAGCGCCGCATCATATGATGTTGCCATCGCCGCCAAGCGCGAAGAACTAGAGGCATCCCAATGACCGACGAACCCAAAGGCAAAGTAGGCCGACCGCCTCACGTTCCGACCGATGAAACGCGCCAGAAGGTGCAGCTTCACGGCATGGTTGGCACGCGCCAGGAGATCATCGCGGAAATCCTCGGCATTTCGGTCGATAGCCTCCAGCGTCATTACCGCAAGGAACTCGATCTTGCCCGAGATCAAGCCAACGCTTCGGTCGGTGGTGCGCTCTACAAGAAGGCTATGGCTGGCGATACCGCCTCGATGATCTTCTGGCTCAAGACCCGCGCCCGCTGGCGTGAGACCGTAGACATCTCAAACGAAGATGGTTCGCTCAGGCCAGAGCCAGTCGCCGCTGCCGTGATGGCAGCACTCGCCAAGATTCACGATGACACCGAGTGAACAGGCCGCTAACCATCAACGGCTTTACAAGTTCGCACGCACGATCTACCGCGCACGCACAAACCAAGAGATGCTGCCAAACCAGCATCAATTGGCGATATGCCGTCGCCTTGAGCAAGTCGCACTTGGTCGCGTCAAGCGGCTCATCATCAACGTCCCGCCTCGATCAGGCAAAACCGAGATCGCCGTCAAGGCGTTCATCGCCTGGACCATCGGCCTCGTTCCCGATTCCGAATATATCCACGCCAGCTATTCCAAGCGGCTTGCGACATCAAACGCCTATGACATTCGCGCCATGATGCAGCACGAGACTTACCGCGCCATCTTCCCGTGGATCAAGCTGCAAGAAGACAGCAAGGCAAAGGATGAGTTTCGCACTACCTTGGGCGGCATTGTCTATGCGACCGGCGCGGAAGGCACAATCACCGGCTACGGTGCTGGCAAGATGCGTTCCGAGTTCGGCGGGGCCATTATCATTGATGACCCGCACAAGGCCGGTGAAGCAACTTCGCCTATCATGCGCCAGAACGTCATTGATTGGTATCAGACCACAATCCAATCGCGCCTTAATAAGCCCGATACGCCGATTATTGTCATCATGCAACGGCTGCACGAAGAAGACTTGTCGGGCTGGTTGCTCAACGGTGGCTCCGGCGAGCATTGGGATAGTCTCATCATCCCGGCCCGCAATAATGACGGATCATCATTCTGGCCTGAGCAGTTCCCGCCCGACATGCTCGACCGCCTCGAAACATCTAGCCCATATGTCTTCGCGGGCCAGTATATGCAACGCCCCTCTCCCATCGGCGGCGGCATCTTCAAGGATGACTGGTGGCGCTTCTTCGATGCCATGCCTCCGCTCAAGTGGCGGGCCATCTATGCCGACACCGCGCAAAAGACAAAGGAGCAGAATGACTATTCCGTCTTTCAATGTTGGGGCCAAACGCAAACCGGACAGATCGTCATGCTCGATATGGTGCGCGGCAAATGGGAAGCTCCAGAACTTGAGACGATGGCTCGGGCATTCTGGAAGAAACATTTTTCCCAGACGTATCATGGGCCGCTTCGAGCCTTCAAAGTCGAAGACAAGGTGAGCGGCACCGGCCTGATTCAAAAGCTAAAGCGCGAGGGAATCCCGATCATTCCAATTCAGCGCAATGTCGATAAAGTCACACGCGCTTTTGATGCCGCGCCATACATCCAATCCGGCAACGTCTACATCATGAGCAATATTGACCATTTGTCGGATTTCATGGCCGAAGCCTCCGTATTTCCAAACGGAACTCATGATGATATGATAGACGCCGCCATGAGTGCAATTTCAGATATGACCGCGCCGCAATCCGCCCCTGCGGTCCGCGCCTTGTGAGGTATTAAATGGGACTTTTTGACCGTTTCCGCCGCCCGCAAGAGCGCAAGGAATCCGCCGCCGCAAAGGTCATGGTGGTGAATCCTGGTCAAGCCGTATGGTCGCCACGCAATTACGAGAGTTTCGCTAAAGAAGCCTACGGCAAGAACGTCGTTGCTTATCAGGCAATCAATCGCATTGCCGATGCCATCGCTTCCGTCAAGCTCGGAATCTATCGCGGCGAAACGGAATTGGTTGAGCACCCGCTAAAGACGCTTCTCAATCGCCCCAATCCGCTCCAATCATACGGCGATTATGTGCGGGCAAAAGTGTCTTTCCTCATGATCGCGGGCAACGGCTATGAAGAGCGTTTCATGGTTGGCCGCGAGGTTAAGGAACTTTACCAGCTTCGCCCCGACCGTATGAAGATCATTCCTTCCTCGAACGGCATCCCTGCGGCTTATGAATATACGCTTGGCCAGAATAAAGCGCGATGGGAAGTGGACCCGCGCACACTCTCTTGCGATGTGCGCCACCTCAAGCTCTTCAATCCGCTCAACGATTGGTATGGCATGAGTCCAATCGAAGCCGGTGCATATGCCATTGATCAAAACAACGAGAGCATGAGTTGGATGCAAGCCTTGCTCCAAAACTCCGCCCGTCCCTCCGGCGCTCTCACCGTCAAGGACGGCGGTACGCTTTCCGATGAGAACTTCAACCGCCTCAAGGCCCAAATCGAAGAGCAATATTCCGGCTCATCGAATGCCGGTCGCCCGATGCTTTTGGAAGGTGGCCTCGATTGGCAGCAGATGGGGCTTTCTCCAACCGACATGGGGATCATCGAGGCTAAGTTCTCATCGGCACGTGATGTTGCCCTAGCTTTCGGTGTCCCGCCACAGCTCCTCGGCATTCCTGGCGATAACACTTACTCGAACTATTCCGAAGCCCGTCTGGCGTTTTGGGAAGACACCGCGTTACCGCTTCTCGACATGATCGTGCACGATTGGAACGCATGGCTCGGCTCCCTTTATGGCGTGACAATCAAGCCCGATATTGATTCCGTTCCTGCTATTGCCGAGAAGCGGCTATCCATGTGGCAGATGGCAGACGCCTCAAACGATCTCACCATCAACGAACGCCGCGCATTGAAAGGATATGGACCAATCGAAGGCGGTGATGTTCTATTCGTATCGGCATCCGAGATTCCATTGAGCATGGCATCGGAGCCTTTGCCAGAGCCGACGCTAACACCGGATGACATCAAGGCGCTGGCATATGGCACGAAGGCTCATTGACCAAAACCCGCGCCGGGAAGTGCGCCGCCAAGGCGCATTGCTCGACCGGCTAACGATCCAATTCCGTGGCCGTCTCAAGAACGAACTTGAAGCTGCTATGCGCGAGATGGTGAGCCATTGGGAACAGACCGGTAATGTTGTCTTGCCGCGCGGATTCTATGACCGCATCGCCGCGACATACCAACAAATAGCACTGGCTTCCGTTACCACCTTTGGCTCTCGCGTCATGGAGCAAGGCAAGGCGCGTGGTCTCGATCTTGAGACAAAGGAAACCAAAGAGAGCTTCGCCCAAATCATGCGCCGCCTTGCGTTGCGCTATATTGAGCAAGAGGCAATCCGCCGCCGCATAACGGAAGTAACCGAAACGACCCGTGATCAAGTCATTCGCGCCGTTCGGAAGGGCTATGATGATGGCCTCGGTCAACGCGGCACCGCCAATTATATTCTCGATCTCGTGCCACAGATTGCCGACTATCGCGCAAATATGATCGCCCGCACAGAGACGCATGGCGCGGCTAATTTCGGTTCACAGGAAGCCGCCAAGCAAACCGGATTGCCCATGAAAAAACAATGGCTTGCGGCTCAGGATGATCGCACGCGAGACACACACCGCGAGGTTAGCGGAGAAGCAGTCGGCATGGATGACACCTTCCGCGTGGGCGATTCCGATTTGCACTATCCAGGCGACCCCGCCGGGGCTGCGGATGAGGTAATAAACTGCAGATGCGCGCTCGGTTACATCATTGACGAAGAAGCCTTCGAGGCCATGTTGTGATTTCCATCAACCAATGATATATTGCCATCATGCCTAGCCCCGGTCCGACCGAAAGCGAAGACGAATTTATCTCCCGTTGCATGAGCGACGAGGAAGCTATGGCCGATTTTCCCGATGAAGATCAGCGCTATGCCGTCTGCATTTCCAAATGGGAAGGCAAGGCCGATGGCTATTCACCGACCGAGGCAATGGCTCGCGAAGCAGAACGCGGTCTTGCATGGCGCGAAGAGTTTGGCCGTGGCGGCACCGAGGTCGGAGTTGCACGCGCACGCGACATCAAGAACCGCCGCAACCTCTCGCTCGATACCGTCAAGAGGATGAAGTCTTATTTCGCCCGCCATGAGGTAGACAAGCAAGGTCAAGGCTGGTCTCCCGGTGAAGATGGATATCCGTCAGCCGGTCGCATAGCCTGGGCGCTTTGGTCCGGTGATCCGGGCAAGTCATGGGCGAACAAGATCGTTGACCGCGAAAGCTCCAATGAAGGCGATAAGTTCATGGACGAATCAATCCAGCACAAGAATTTCTCGCTCACCCTCAAGCGCGAACCCGATCAGGATGGCGTCTTCGAAGGCTATGCCTCTGTCTTCGGCGTAGTCGATCAAGGCATGGATGTGGTCGAGCGCGGTGCCTTCCGCAAATCGCTCGGCGCCCGCAAGGTCAAAATGCTTTGGCAGCATGACATGTCCCAGCCCATCGGGGTATGGGATGAAATCTATGAAGACGAACGCGGCCTCTTTGTTCGGGGCCGCTTGCTCAAAGAAGTCGAAAAGGGCCGCGAGGCTATGGCACTTCTCCGCGCCGGGGCTATCGACTCCATGTCCATCGGCTATCGCACCGTCGAGGCCACGATGGAAGGCGACGGTCGGGTCCGCAAGCTCATGGAGCTTGACCTGTTCGAAATCTCTCTTGTCACCTTCCCGATGCTTCCCGATGCAAAGGTGACGAACGTCAAAAGTGCGGAATCCATCCACACAGAACGCGATTTTGAGAAGTTCCTGCGTGATGCAGGATACTCTCGCAAAGAGGCCGTGGCTCTTACCCTCCACGGATTCAAGGCCCTACTGAAACAGCGAGACGCTGGCGAGGAAGTGGCAGTAACCGAGGGGCTTGATACCCTCACGGAAAAGCTGACAAAACTCAAAGGTGTATTCAATGTCAGAGGAAATCAAGAAGGCAATCGGCGCGGTTGACGCGCTTCACGCCGGATTCGAAGAGTTCAAGAAGGCCAACGACGAACGGCTTGCCCAGATCGAAAAGAAGGGTTCCGCCGATGTCGTGACCGAGGCCAAGCTCCGCAAGATCGAGGAAGACCTCGAAAAGGCTCAGAAGATTGCCGACGAAGCCGTGCTCGCGGCGAAGCGTCAGTCGCGTGTCGTGACCGATGAGAACGGCAATGTTCTCGACTTCGACCGCAAGGCCCAGGAATGGGCTTCCATGAATGCCCGCCGTCGCGGTGCCGTGATCGGCTCCTTCGG